TACAGGAAATTCCTTATGGCACGAAAAATCAAAAACCTATCCGTCAAGACACGAGAATACAAAGATAGGGATGGCAACAACAAAGCAAACTATCAAAATGTTGGAGCTATTATGGAAAACGATAACGGCAAACAATTTATGTTGATAGATAAATTTATTAATTTTGCAGGGTTACCTGATTTTAGTGGCAAAGAAAATTCTGCATCATTATTAGTAAATATATTTGATGTAGATAATGAATACAAACCAAAAAATTATAGAGCAGATAACATACCGCCATCTAATAAAGGTAATGACAATTTAGACGATTGGAATAGTTCACCACAAATACCAGAAGTAGACGAGATTCCATTTTAAAGTAGCCCCAAAGTGACCAGACCAGTAATCACTCTGGGGCAAGGCTCTAGAGTTTGGGTAGAGAACTAGAGCCTAGTAGGCCACCGCCACTGCTTACTTCTTTGGTGGCCTACCTTTTTTTGTACCGTATGTTCCTTTACCTTTTGGCATAATAAACTCCTTTTTTTAATTATGAAAGAATTTTTTTATTCTGTCCATAGTTCTTTTATCTTCTGACATTTCTTTTTTTGCAAGAGTTGCTTCTAGTTCTACTAATCTTCCTAACATTCCAGCAAGAAATACATCTTGTTTCATCTGATGTCTAATTAAATGTGTGCAATATCTTTTTACTCCATCGTAATCATCGCTTTTTAAAACTTCTCTGATACGCATCTCTACAGATAACTGCAACTCTACAGGTGGTTCTTCTATTTCAATGTTGAGAAATTTATCTATCATTAATTTAATTTAGGAAACAATTGCTGTTCTAAAAGATCAACAGCTTTATCGTCTAATGTATTTGTGGTCTGCTTACAAACTGACCTTAATAAATCTACAATTAATCTTTTGCATCCTGTCGTAGAAAGAAAGCGTAAAATTATAGGCTTTAGTATTTTGTACATAGTTTGTTTGTTTTTCCAAACATAGCACACGTTATTGTATTTTGCCTTCTATTCTGCTTACCGCTTCTGATAGCTTGTTTAGTCTGAAGTATATGTCTCGAATGTCTCGTTCTCTACGACTACTCATGTTAGATATAACCATAACTAAAGCTGTAGCTGCTGCTCCCACTAATGCACCATATATCTCAGGCATTTGCGTAAATAGGTAATTATGTATAGTATGACTAATAAATCCTAATTATGGCAGAGGAACAAGAAGAAAAGGAAGGCACGGATTGGGGAGAAATCTTTGGTCATGCTGTCCGATTTATGATTCTTTGTTGGAGTTTGGCAATGATGACTCTTGGATACATGGATAAAATCCGTAATGATGGAGCGTTTTTGGCCGGCTTGACCAGTGGGGTTTTAGGATCTTACGGTATCAGTGTGAACAAAAAGAAACCTGCCAACACTGCTAAATTAGACAACAAAGACATTAACGTAAAAGTCAAATGAAAAAATTATTAACTCTACTGCTACTGTTTAGCCCTTCCGTTGCATTAGCAGACATAAATCATTCAATACAAAATGTCGTTTCCGTCAGCACTCTAGGCGCAAGTTCAACGAGTAATCGGGTGGGTACAACCTTTTCTGCATCAGGTACAAATGTTACGCCAACAGCAGGTGATACTGCAAACGCTATTGGTACTTTAGATTTAACAGATTCAGCAATAACTAATGGTGTTCCAACAATAGATAACACAACTAGTTACGCAGTTACTACTGCAGGAGATGCATGGTCTGTGTCAGAAAGTTTTATTCAAGGCGATTCTATACCTACAAGTTTTTTAGCCACAACAGTTACTAATGGTGTTGTACCAGCGTTACCAATATTTGGAGATACAACAACTGTTAGTGGTGGTGATATAGGCACTACAGCTATGACTATGGATAGTGGTGGAGCTATGACAGTTAACTTATCTGCTACAGGGCCGGGTGTTACAGCACAAATGTCTAACACAATTAAGTTAGAAATTGATTAATGAAATGGCTAGTAGTATTTTTATTTGGGATACCTAGTGCCTATGCAGGGGGAATTACTCCATCGTTTTCTACAGGCCAAATGGAGACTTCGTCAAATACTAAGACTATTGTGGTTGAGACAATTGTTACTGAGAACTACCGCACAGGATATTCATATAGTTTACAAGGCCATAACATCCAAGTTAAAGACGGCACAGTTATATCACCAGATGCTACCTATACCAATACACAAACAATTAATGGGGTATCGTTTCAATGGGTAACACCAAACTTAACGACCAAACCTCAATGGGAAATACAAACTCCCGGAGAATCCTTTTCAATTACAGAAAACTTTTTAGCACCGGGATTGGATGCAACAAGCACAATACAAAGAACTATAAATACAGAAAGTCAAAGTACAAGTTTAAGTATCTTTTCAAATTAAGTTTACTATTATTATTGTATTCGCCCAAAACCCTTGCTAATACTGTGAGTTCGCCTTCGGCCAGTTCATCTGGTACGGTGATCAATAACGGATATCAAACTATAAATGGCGGTTTTCCAACCATGATTTATGGCGGTCAGGTGCAATGCCAACAACCAACACTAGCCTTTACACCCTTTGTTACTAAAGGAGAAAACTATGCAACACCTAGAATGACTACGACCAAAACAAATATATATGACCTTGCAGAAAATGCAGATGGTACTTTAGTTAATCCCGGAAACATTCTTTACCAAAGTGAACAGCCAAGAATAGACCAATCAACACATAATTTTAATTATGGATTTACCTTATCTCTACAGATACCATTGGGTCGTGGTACAGATCTTTGCATGAAGGCAGCCGAAAATCAAATAAAAGGACAAGAGTTTGTATTAGCTAAACAGAAGTTAGAAGCAAATTTGGCTCGTATGAAAATATGTGCCGAGCAATTTAAGCTAGGCGTAAAGTTGATAAACGAAGATGCAGTTGCCTGTAAAAATGTTGTACTTACGACTATTCCAAATCAAGTTATTCCACATACACACGAAATAAAAACTAAGTAGATTTATCTTTAGACTTTCCTAGACGTTTTATAAGCTGCTTCGTGAGGGGTTTGATAGCGTTTAAAATAAAAGGAGTAGTCGCAGCGATACTAGCGACAAAAAAAGTAGAGACAGCCACGCTAGGACTAGGGATGTATTGGTCGATGAACGGTACGTCTTCATAAAGCGTGATGCATTCATTGTCCTCATTCCTAATATAATCTTTAATCTTTTCTCGTCTTTCTTCGTTTACAAAACTTCCTATTCTTAATGCTTTATCTGGAGGACAGGGTTCGTATTCAACTTTCTTTTCTTCCTTTGGCTTTGGTTGTACTACGTTTGTGTCCTGTGTGGGCGTAGGAGCGGTGTTAACTGGTGAAGGTTCTGTATTTACTACTTGGGTAGGGTCGTACCTCATAGGGGTATATGAAGGCATTTGGCCATACGGACATACTGTGTATGTGCCACGTTTATCCGAAAGCAATAAAGATGGATTGCGTGTAGTTTCTAAATCTCTGTGATATAAATAACATCCCGGCAGCTTGCCTTCTAGTTTTGGTTTGCTAAAATAAGGTGTATCTGGGATATCAATCGTTGGAAGAGTTATCTCAGGTATCTTTATTTCAGACACTAAGGTATAAGTGTAGGTTTAGATGGTACTGGTAAAGATGGCCCTGTCATTTCTGGCATTGCATTACCAAGAACATCACCCATTAATGGTTTTATTTCATCAAGTACTTTATCCATAATTTTTTTTTGAAACTGAGGAGATTGAACATACTTGTAACCAAAGTATGATGCGCCTAAAGCGCTTGTGATAAGTACAAATGAAGCTATACTTAAAATGTTTGAGATTTTTTGAAACATATGTGGAAACAAGCGTTTGCTAAAGCTTTAGTACCCATAACATGGGGCTGTCTAGCCTTAATTATAGGATTAAGTCCACTATATCTAATAGGTGGGATGATGACTAGACAAATGCAAGAAAAGGTTAATTAATCAGCAGCTTCAGTTGTATTAGTTTTAGCCCATTCAACCCATTCTTCGTAGTCTGTATTTCCTTCAGCTTTAGGAATGTAGCAAACCACTTTACCATCTTCTAACTTCATAATGTTATGTGCTTCAGGTAAGTCAGGATCGGCTTTGTAAAATTTGTATGTTATCGTCATAGTTCTGCTGAAAATATATATCTAAGTATAGTACCACTTACATTATTTACTCTATGCCATAAACATTGACCTGACAGGGCTGCTGTATCTCCATAAAGAATCCCTGCCGTTGAATGTGCAGAACCTAAAAGAATATTAGTCGTATAACCACCACCCGAATAACTTGCTCCGTCTTTAGTCATACTAGGTGCAAGACGCATAGGAACCGGCCAAGTTATATAGTGATGAGGTGCGCCTGTATTATATCCTAAACGCCATAATTGAAGGTTCATAACGAGTGAAAACGACCCTAAATCTAAAATATAAAGGTATCTTTGACATTTTCTTAAAGTTTCTGCAATAGGTTCGTGAGCAAACGAACTAGCTGTAGAACCCACCTCAAGCTGAACTCCTGTAATTTCTAAAGTCGCATCATTAGTTGTAAACCATGTTGTGGTCATATCAGTACCAGCAAAGTTATCGGTGGCTGTTGCTTGCCATTGGTCAAATGTTGTACTAGAACTAGAATAAGTTGTTCCCATATACGGAACAATAGTTATATCTAATCCTCTATCAATAGCATTAGCAGTTGTATCAGTATCAAACTGTACATTAGAATTTCCCGGAATTACTTTTGTTATTTTTGTCCAAGTATTAGCAGTTAAAGCACCTGTCTGAAAAGGATATCTTTGAGAAGTACCGTCTCTACTTCTTAAATGACCATGAAAACTCTGTGCTACACTTGACTTTATCCAAAAAGATAAAGTTATAAACGAAGAGGAGGAAGTATAATTCCAACCGCTTTGTGCAATATCCTGTGCTTCTAAGAATTGTCTGATATAAATAATACTCCCTGCTGTAGCACCATTAGATTGATCTCCGTTTGTAACTTTTAATGCTTTTCTAAAACCTAAAGAGTATGGAGTTGTACCACTTGCAACATCAACCTGTGCTTGTGTTACTGCATTTTGAACAGACTGTACTACAGCCCATCTATCTACAGTTTGATAACTACTAGCTGTAGATGACGTAGCACGTTGGGCTACTCTCATAGCTCCGTTAATTATAAGATTGGTTCTAACAGGTACGTTAGTTAAATTTGCTCCGCTAGCTGCTGGTAATGCAGCTGGAAATCTAGCGTCTGGAATCGTACCTGATGTTAAGTTAGCTGCACTTAATGCAGTTAAATCTTTTGCAGTATTAGCTGCTCTTGCTGTGTTAATAGCATTTGCTATTTTATCTTCTGTTACAGCATCATCAGCTATACCGCTTGTTTTTAATTGTGTTAATGCCATTAGTCAGCCTCCTCTGGTGTGTTTCCCTTGGCTACCCAAGAGAGGTACTCTTGGTAACTGGTGTTTGCTTCGTTAAACGGAATGATAGTTATGATATTACCATTCTGTTTTTTAACTTGATTTACAATCCCTTTCAATGGGTCTTTAATAAGTTTGTAAATTGGATTTGTTGGATATGCCATAGTTATAACTCCGCAGCAAAATAAATTTTAGCAGCAGCAGCATTGGACGAAACTGCACCAGCCGTACCTTGCGTATTATTTGACGTCCAATAAATAGCTCCACCTCTTTTATGGGTATTTGTAAATCCTGTAAAACCATTGAAATCTGTGCTTGTACCATTAATATAAAATTTATAATAATTTGTGCCAGATGCTTGAACTAAAACTGGCATTATTCTCATTTCAGTTGTAAATTGAATCTGAGTTATGGCTAATGTTCCACTATATTGATAACCTACTCCTCCCAAATAATTATCATCTCCTTCTATTAAAACTTGACAATATCGTTTGCAAAGCTCAAGCTCCTGTGCAAATGACCTATGCTCGAAATCTGTTGCCACGCTGCCTACTTCTAATTGAACTCCTGTAATTTCCCAAGTAGCATCATTTGTTGTGTACCATGTTGAAGTATTGTCTGGTGTTCTTGCACTAGAATCATAAGCTGCCCAAGTATCTAAGGTAGCTCCACTACCTGTAGTATCAGTGCCTCTAAATAAAGTCCATTCTATCTCTAAACCAGCTTCATTATCATTATTAAACACCAAGTTAGAATTTCCTGAAATTGTTTTTGTAACTTTAGTCCAAGTATTAGCAGAAACAGCATATGAAAAAGGAAGGTTATAAACTGGACTATCTAAAGCAACAACACGAACAAAAAAAGTCTGGGCTACACTTGATCTTACCCAATAAGATAATGTTATATTGCTTGAACTAGATACATAATTCCAACCACTACTAGCAATATCTTGTGCTTCTAATTTGTGAACAAATTTTATATAATCAGCAGTACCAGCACCACTTGTTTGGTTTCCATTAGTAACTTTTAGTGCTTTTCTAAAACCTAAAGAATATGGAGTAGTTCCACTAGCAACATCAACTTGTGCCTGTGTTGGTGCTTCATCTGTTCCAGTATTTTGAGTTGAGAATCTATCAACAGTTTGATAACCAGTATCCGTACCTGACGTACCCCTTTGGGCTATTCTCATATCTCCGTTAATCGTGAGCCGTCTATTACTTAGGTTATTCGTAATATTGGCAGTACATGTTCCATCAGATGCAAGACTAATAGCATTTGTACTACTTGCTGTGTGCTGTATGTTTTGAACTTTAATTGTGGACATGATTAGGTATCTCCCATACGAATAAAGGTAAATGCCGTTGCAAGATCAGACGCATTTCCTTTTACAAATGAACTACCAGTAATAGATGTAACTTGAAATTTTACTTTTACCTGTCCAACATCAGTTACATCTAAAAGGTAAAAAGTAGTTCCTTGACCCTCTCTTGAGCCTGAACCATTATTACCATCACCTGCATAAGCAACACCAGTATAAGCACCTCCATTATTTACAGTTACCATTGTCCCAATATAGACATTATCTGAGCCATCAGTAAAAACAGCAGCTTTGCAAATTACAAAATATTTGCCTGTACTTGGGAAACTGAAAACTCCACTAGATTCAGTCATTCCAGTTCCTAAAGGACACCCACTACCAGTAAGAGTATTTCTTGAAAGATTGCTAGTTATGTCACCATTTGCTGTGATATTTATAGTTACATACCACTGATCGATCTCTAATATTCCAGCTAAAGTTGTAATATGGGCTGAATCAGGCAGATTGTAAACTCTGTTATTACTAGATGATGAGGGTGCTTGTAAGCTGAAAGACCCACCGCCTGATGCTGAATTTAGTTTAATTTTGCCACTCATGTTTAACTAGGTTTTGGATACTTGTCTTTAGTAGTTTTGATAGTAGCTTTCCAAGCATCTATACCATTATGATAGATATCGTCCAATTGTGAAGGTACACTAGGATATTCTGCCCTACGCTTTGATTTATAACTATCATTTTCTAAATCCCACGCAGCCTGAAGTGCAGCAAGCCCTGATGTACAATCTGATTCTGTAGGTTTAGAACCACCATCATGTACGATTAGATTTGCATAAATTTTATTTTTAGAGTCAGACCAACCAAACCATTGACCTGTTCTTACAGTAATCAGATAATCTTCGATATGATCTGCTCTTCCGTTTATGTCCATTTAAGTATCTCCTAGTCTCATAAAAGTAAAACAATTGCGATTGTAGCCACTACTTCCTGATAAGGTAGTTGTATTATCTGAAGTTCTTGATCTAACCAAAAGTTTACAATTAGAAGTATTATCAACATCTACTAATGCAGACATAAAACCATTGCAATAACTAGCAGCAAGACTAGGTTGCAAAATTCTTGCGATACTTTCATAAGTACCGTCACCGTCAAGATCATACATCATTTGAACATCAACATAGTTAGTATTACTTGTAGTATAAGCTTGCATTTGGTAGTCAACTCTATATATTCCTGTTTCTGGAAATGTCCATATACCGCTACTGTGTGTCATTCCACCATTCAAAGTAGTCTGACCTACTGTATCAATCCTTTCTAAATTTGAACCTATTGTAAGATGACTACCAGTAGTGTCATTTAAAGTAAAGTTAGCTGTTAATCTCCATTGATCGACCATAGTAATGGTATTTACATTTGCTGCTAACTTTGCCTCTGCAATAGTTGAGTTAGCAATCATGTCATTATCTACTACACCATCAGGCAAACCGCCTACTGCTAATCCTGTAATCGTATTTGATGATCCGTTGATTGCTATTGCCATTATGGAACAGTAAGGACAGAAGGAGAAGTTATTGTTAGTGTAGCATTAATTGTTAGGGGACCTGCAACTAAAGCGTTATGATTTGATGAAATTGTATAATCGTTATCCATAGTATTTTCACTCTCATAAAATATAGCTTCACCTGATCCACCTTTTGCTCCCGATACTCCTGTTAAGTTTGATCCATCTCCTGTAAAACTTGTGGCAGCAACAGTACCAGTAACAGTTATACCAGTTGAAGTAGTTGATAATTTTGTAGAGGAAGAAGTACTACCTCCAGCATTTGCTGTTACATATTTTAAATCAACCTTACCGTGTTGACTTGCACCCAGAACTGATGGAGTAATTCGCATTACTTCGTGAGTAAGACCGTCAGAACTACCAAAAGTTATTTTTGATCCTGATGATCCACCTGTAAAGAATATATCATTTACTCCACCATCTACTATTAAGGAGTTTTGTTTTACATGTTGAGTGATACCATTTACAACAGCGTTTGTAGCTCCTGTTTTTTTAGAAAAACCAACACCTGTACCAAAAGTTATCGTATTACCATTGGTATCCAAGCTACCGCCTAATTGAGGTGTAGTGTCAGCGACTAAATCTGTACTTACTGTTTCAAAACTTGGTGCAGCACCGTTATTAGCTCTTAAAAATTTTCCGTCATTGCTAGATGTACCATTTGCAAAACTAGCAGGTGTTACCGTACCTGCACTAGGCGTTCCAATACTTACAGATGCACCAATAGTGACAATAAAATAATCTGACCCAGTAGGAGGTGGAGCACCAAATATAATTGTAGCTCCGTCTAAAGCAAAGCCTTCACTAGGTTGACCTGTACCTGTATTTGGTTTCTGTATAACACCATTGATGCTGACAATCATTTGTTGTGCAAAAGCACCTGCATTGCTTAAATTAAATTTATACGCAGAATTATTAAACGTTGCACTATTACCGCCAGTACCAGAAAATTGGCTAATTGTATTTATAAAGAAACTACCAATAGTCTGTGTTTCTTCCCATGCACTAGCAGTTGCGTTATAAACAAGTAATTTATCTAAACTTGTATTGTAAAATAAATCACCATCGTCATTATTAGTTGATGGGTTGTTAGCTCCTACCCTATATCTAGCTGCAAAATCATTAACAGTACCAATATTACTAGCAACTGTATTTACATTCGCAATGCTGCCACCAACATTATTAACGTTAGTAATAGCACCGCCAACTGCGTTGACATTAGCTTGGTTATTGGCTACCGCAGATACTTCTGTTGATATACCTGCAACTGTATTTACGTTTGCAATATTATTTCCAACATTATCAACATTACCAATTGCGCTTGCAACAGTATCTATTTCAGATGTAGTCTCTTGTAAATCTGCTGCTGCTGTTTCAATTTCAGAAACAGTTTCATTTAAATCATTTGCTACAACTACTACTTTAGCTATATCTGCTGCAACAGTATTAACATTTGAAATGTTGCTTGCTACTGTGTTGACGTTTGCTATAGATCCACCAACATTATTAACATTAACTATTGCCCCTGCTACTGTGTTGACGTTTGTTAAATTTGATCCTGTTATATTTAAATCTAACCAAGTAGTATTACCAAGGTCATAAACCCTCATAATATTAGAAGTTGTATTAAAATATAATGCTCCGTCTATTAACGCATTACCGTCATTATCAAGTGTAGGATTACTAGCTTTAGCACCTAAGTATCTATCATCAAAAGAATCTAATGCAGCTTCTGCTGCTGTCTTAGCCGTTTCCGCAGCCGTCTTAGCTGTTTCTGCTGCTGTCTTTGCGGTATCTGCTTGGTTTGCCTTGGTCGTAGCTGTTGTAGCACTATTCCCTGCATTTGTTTCGGATGTTGCTGCTGCTGTCGCACTATTTGCTGCTGCCGTTGCAGAGTTGGCTGCTGCTGTAGCTGACGATGCTGCGTTGTTAGATGCCGTAGTTGCTGTCGCTGCGTCTACAATAAGATCCCAGTTTGCAGAGTTTGCGTTGGTTGTTAATGGTTGTGAGCCTTGTGATGTATGTGCTGTATTACAAAAGAAAATATTACCTGTACTGGTATCTTTTACAAGATCTCTTACGGCATAAGCAGTACTGGCAGCCCAGTTACCACGGTACGTTCCTAATTCTTTTAGTACTTCAAATTCACCTAAATTATCAAAACCTAATACTTTATTTTTACGATTGTTAGCATTTTCTGTTATTTCTAAACTACCGATAGTATTAGTTAATGAAAACTTAATTGATCTATTTATTTCATCTTGTTGCTGTTGATGTAAAATTACTGCTTTATCTAATGCATCATTAATAACTTCTGGGTAAAAACCACCTTGGTTTGTTAAATCCGTACCTTGTAATGGCTCTAATGCAGAGGTAATAACTAATTGAAAACCACTTGCTAAATTCTGATTATTACCACCAGACTTTAAAGTTATACTGCCACCGGGGTTTCCGTTTTGATCTGAATTTAAAGTAACTATATAATCATTGTTAGCACCAAGAGTTAATGTAGTTTCAGCACTTGTACTAACTTCTAATTTTTTTACAACTACATCTGCGTCTGTAAAAACTTTAAAAGCAAAAGGATATGTATGAGTATTCCCATTACCAACTAAGTTACTCGTCTTTCGTGTAGTCGAATTTATTGTCATTAACTAGACATTTTCACTATCTTATTTAGGTTACCAATAACTCTTTGCTTTACGGTCACACCTTTATTTTCTTTGTCTACGTCCAGTTTTACCTGTAACTACACCTCTAATAAAGTCTATTGGCCCTTCTGGTTCTACTCTGCCAGTACTAACATCTGTTAAATAACCTAGTGGTCTACCTAATATAGTTAATGGATAGTTGCTTAATAACGACATAAGAGTAAATACATCTTTTACATTTTTACCAGTTACATCTTTTTTAGGATCTAAAACAGCTTGCAACGCACGAACTGTACCTGTAGTACTACTTTCTAATGTAGATATAGATGGACTTGTAGATATGCGATCATCATATGGTTTGTCATTTAATACGTTAAATGGTACAGGCAATATATTTCCACCGGGAATAAATGCAAGGCCAAACCTTAATGGTTCAAAAAATAACAATTCAAATATTTCATCAAGATATCCGTCTTCATCTGCATCATTTAAATTGCCACCAAAAAAATTAACAATAACACCAGAAATTACAGCCGGCATATATAAACCAAGCATAAATGTATAAATTAATCGACCACTACCTTTGCCTGTAATTTTAAATCCCATATCGTTTACCATTTTTTTATATTGTGTGGCGTTTAAATTTGCCATAGTGTTGAAATACCCAGTAAATTGCAATAATGATTGAATTAAAGGAGTATTAGTTTGATATGATGCTCTATCTTCTGGCAACAAACTGTCTTGTGTTAATCGTACATTTGCATCTGCCTGTGCTATAGCTTCTCTTTGTGCCACAACATCTGGCATAGATGCAGGTTTTTTAGCAAAAAATTGGTTGTAAGATCCTATCCATACAACACTATCAACTTGGTTTTGGAATGCTTGCTGTATAAAATATGCGTGTTTACTTGTCCATGCGTTTATTTTTTCATATTTATTTGGATTGATAATTAAATCATTTAGTGTGTCTTGTATATCAAACATTTGATTATTTTGACGTTGATCCATAAAAGGCGAAAGTTCTGCAATAAACTCCTGAGTTTTTGCAGGGTTACCATAATATTGTTTTAATCCACTACGCATAAATTTACCTTCAACTTTTATAAGAGATGGAAAATTACCAGTAAACTGTTGTACAGCATTTTGAAAATTAGCAAACATTATACTTACTCCAGTACGTTTTCTTAATTCTTTAAAAAAAGCATCCATCATATCATTTTCACCACGCAACATTGTTCTTTGCCGTGCTGCATTATTAAGCCAAGGTAATAACATATGATCTATTGCAGAAGGATTTACATCAGTTAATGCATCCGCAAATTCTTTATTTTTAATTATTTTTAATACATCTGTAATTGCAGGTTGCACATAAGCAAAACGCAAAGCGTCATCTATGTGTTTAACCATTGCATTTAAATGTAATGACAAAGGTTTGTTATATTCCACTCTAGTTTTAGTAAATCCTTTACCTACCGCAGGTAATGACATTTTATAATCAGTTTTTAATTCTTCTAATTTTGCATTTCTTTCTGCATCTTCAACTATATTAGGATCAACTTTTGCAGGTACATAACCACCTTCATATGTGCCAAATTTAGTAATAACAGGACTAACTTCTATTTCTTTAAAATAATATCCAAAAACATCTTTATGTGTTTTTTGTAATAATGGCAGCATTTCTTTATTTAAATTCCAGACGTCTTGCAAAAAATCGTAATCTTTTTTTGTCAAAATATTTGAATCTTCCATGCGTTTAATAAACACATCCCATTGTCTAGTATCTAACAAACCGTCTTCTTTTAATTGACCCCATCCTCTACCTAACAATAATTTCCTTAAGTTGCTTTTATTACCCATATGCAACATAGCCCCTAATAATTCAGCTTTACCTCTGCCGTTATGTTGTTTACCAAATGTGTATGGTTTATCAAATTCGTTTGCAACAATGACATCATTACCAAAATCAACCTTTTCTAACATCTCAGCATATTTTTTTGTAAATTTAATTTGTGCTGTTCGATATTCGTTAAGACTATTTTTAACTGGACGCCATATATATTTTGTAAATGCACCTGCTTCTAAACCTGCACGATCTAATACAGCACCACTTCCTTGTATATCTGCTCCGTCCATACCATCTGCCCAATGTTCTACTCTTCTTAACTGTGCTTTTGTATCTTGCAATTTTGAATGCAATTTATCTAAAGCACTTTGTGCTTGAGTTGTACCAGTTTTTTTTGTTTTTGGCATTACAACTATACGTTCTACTAACTCATTAAGTATTGGTTCTAATTCTAATTTTTGTCCTTCTATAACTATTTGTTTTTCTCTTCTAGATTGATGCCATAAAGATTGTATGACTTCATCTAATGTGTCAAAATCTTCTACTGCTAAATCTTTTATATCTTTTAATTTTGTTATTTCATCAACTTCTTTAAAAATATTAGTAGTATTTCTAAGGTTTGATTGTTCTCTTATGATTGGTTCTAATTCTAAATACAAATCTTCATTATATTTTTTAAGTTTTTCTATATATACGTTTGGTGATTCTACAGCAGGTCCAAAACCATAACTAGCTAATATAGTTTTTGCAGCACTAACCATATCAACATTTCTTGTTTTTGCTAATTTTGCATCTGGTTTAAATATTTTTTTAAAATTTGCAGTTGCTTTGTCATAGCGTTTATGTATTTCTACAGCTTCTTTTGCTAATTGGTTGTTTAACAATTGTGCCTTTTTAGCTTGTATTGTTGCTTGATTATCACCTTCACGCATAGCTTTTTCTGCTGCCTTAGTTGCTTTTGCTTCTTGTCGTGAAAACGTGGTAGGTCTTACTTCTCTTAATGTTTTTTTAGCTAATATATCTTTTGCTACTTGTTTTGCTGCTGCTATTTGTAATCTTTGTGGTTGCATAACAGTAGCCAAAAACCGTAATTCTGTTGCAATAAATCTTGCTCTGGCTTCGTTATGCAACGCTTCTTGCACCTCTAACTCTTGTTGTCGTGGATCTGTTAAATTACTAAACTCGTCAACCATGCGTTGATCTGTTCTTTCTTTAACAACATCTTTTATAGGCTCTATATCAAGTAATGCATTTATCATATTTACTGGACTTTCGTATCCAAACATTTCTGCAATTGTTTGTACTGGCATTCCGTTTTTTGCGACCATGCCATATTTACCTGTGCCAAGTTTTTTTATTTCTGCTGCTGCTGTTGCTTCGTCATAAAATGGCAATATATTTTTTATACTATCAGCATTAATTTTGTAACCTTCTTTTACTACAACTTTTTCACCTTGATCATTAATAGTTTCACCAGTTTTTAAGAATTTTTGTAATCTATATATTTTTTCATTTTCTGCTTTTGCTGTTTCTTCTGCAATAACTTGTTTGCGTGTAGCGTTAACTTGCTTTTGTAAATCTTGTAAAACTTTGCTTCTAGCGTTTGACAACCATTTTACTTGTCTCATACTAGATTTACTTAATTGATCAATAGCAACTTCTTGTGCTTCTTGTATAGCAGCACTGTATTTTTGCCATGTCTCGTTATCCATGCCACTTTCTTCCTGTGTAGTAAACATAGCTTTCATGCCATACACACGTTGTGATTCTATAATTTGTTCTTCACTTGCTATCATGCGATCCATTACACCTCTTACTTCATCTGTTAAAACTGGTAAATCCACTCCATTTTCTTGTCGATATATAACATTTAATTCATCTCTAATAGACTTATATATTTTGCGTAAAAATTGACCAAATCTGTTAAATATATCTTGTAAGTTTTTATTAGGTGCTGCTTTTTTCTCAGTTATATATATTTCATAATTGTACGCAAATGCTTCGTGATATTTTCTTTTTTGGTTTATATCTAATTTGCTCCATGCGTTTACACTTTCTACTCCCCAAAATTTTAACAATACATCAAAATCATTTTGTATCTCAGGAGTTGCCGAACCAGATACGGCTAAATCTTCCATAACGGTTAACATATAATGAGCAGTTTCATGTAAAAAGGTTGAAAGATCTGCTTCTTTTGTAAGTATTGTTGTTAATGATTTTGGATCAAATCCACCTCTTGCACCTTTAGATTCTTGTTGTTTATAAAATTCTCCTACTTTTACTCGAATAGATCCTCTAGGCTTTCCAACTGAGAGTCTGTAATCTCTTCGTCCGTTAGGGAATTCATCATCGAGACTAAGTCTAGAAGGTTCGACCCGGATGGCAACTGCTGTATCGCCATAGCCAGTATCTGTGATAGCTCTGGTGGTAACGTAGACATCAGGTTCAGCAGCACTTTTGAGTTCACCTGTGGCCCTAATTCGTTCTGCGTTTCTTCTACTGGTGTGATGGTAGACGGTAACTGTTCCGTCTGGGTTGATGGGGAGTCTTGTGGCTTCGTCAATGTTTGTGTCTCTTCTTCCTTGTTGTTGGAAAGTATCAATCTCTCGTATCTGTCCAGATCCTCCAACATCTCGTTGTGTGTCTCTTGATTGCTCCTCGGATTGTACTGATAACTCATTGTCTACCTCCTGTAATGTAGATTGTATGTCAGCTTCTGATATACCCATTCTAGCAACTAAAGTTGCAGCAGCATTGGCATAATCAGGTGCTGCGTTATCTTCGTAACCTGTTTCTACTACATCTTCCTTAAGTTTTGCAGTATCATATAATTTTTTTTCTGGATACCACATTAATGCTTGTAAATCAGCCATCGTTAAATCTGGATTTTGTTGTTGTAATACTGGCAACACTTGTCCAAAAACTTTTTCTATAAATCTTCTTTCTGGTGGTCCTTTAGGCTGTTCTTTTTGACCATCTAAATACCCTGCTAATGAATTACCTGCCTTACGAATTTCATCTCCAATACTTACTCTAAGTTCACCTTTTATAGGTTTACCTTTAATGTTTGTTATTACTTCATCAATATTGTTATCAGGTTGTATTAATGATATTTCTGCCATTAAATCACGATTTGCAGGTACAGTAGTTCTAGTTTCTATTCTTTTTGCAACTTGATCTAAATCACCTAAAGTTAGTTTTCTTCCAAGAATTGTTTCAAATGCCTTTTTTTGTTCTTTAGTTAATGCTTTTATATATTGTTTTAATTGCTCACGTTTATTTTTAGCTTGCTTTGTATAGTCAGTAACTAGCGTACCTGTCATTCGACCCCATGTACGCATAGCCCATCTGTCTAAAGTTAATTGTTCATAGTTACCGTATAAATTTGCAAAAAACCCATTACCAATTTTTGGTCCTATAACAGCAGCACCATATACTATTTCAGTTTTACCAAACTCTTTAATTAAAACACCTGTATATGTTTCTACTTCTTTTACTGTATGTGTTGTACTCATAAATTTTTCTACATCTTCTACACCATTTTTTTCAATTAATTCATTTATTAATTTAAAACTTTTTGTCATTGCACGACCTGCTTTACCTTGTCCAAAAGGTACTGGAAACTTACCATTTTCTTTCCAGTAGTTGTACACTTCTTGCGTAAGTTGAAAGTTTGTATTAACGTCTATGCCGTTAGATGTAGTTGCTAATGCCCAAGTAAAAGCAAAATTTGATGCTGTATCAGTAAGTAATTCTGGATAAACTTTTGCTAATAATGCTTTGGCTTTTGTAACTTTTTCGTTATACCAACCTATTGCGTTTGGGTTTTCTACTAATGCGTATTGTGCATCTGCTAATAATGTTCTTACTAAATATTTTTCTGTCTCAACACTAGAATCTGATAAATTAACATTTGCTTTTTTAGCAGCAGCTAGTATACGTTTTTGTATTTCAACTTTAAAATCTCTAATAGCTCCAAAAGGTTTGCTACTTGCAAAATCAAAATTTTCTACAATTTTTGCTAATTGAAATACTTCTTCTGATACTGGTTTGCCTTGCTCTTGTGGTTTTGCCTGTTGTGCAAACAATTCTTGTTGTTTTAATATGTCTGCTGTTTCTCTAGACCATGTACCGCTGTTAAATGTTGACTTAACTGCTGTGTTATCAAATACTACAACTTCATCTGTAGCGTTTTCACCTCTAAGTATTGCACCATCATGGCCTTCGTCAATTAATCTTTGTTTAAATTTTTCAGCAGCTTGTTCACCACCCATCCGTATATCTGCTTTTTCTTTAAATGTTGCGTAATATGGATTTTCTAATCGTGCATACAATGGCATTATATTACGACTTGTATCACCTCTTTTGTTTATTGTGTATACGTTTGCACCTGCTGCTGCATCCTTACCCCGATACATATATATACCTTTTCCTAGCCAACCAAAATCTTTTTTATTTGGATGATCTAAATTAAATTCGTTGACACTATCTCGTGTACCGTGATACAACACTTCCGGTTTGCCATTTTTTTTTAAAACTGATTTACCAAAAAAGCTTTTAAATTGTGGCGTATTTAATCGTACTGAACCATCTTGATTAAACAATTGTTGTTCTGGTGATATTTGTATTTGATCTTGGCTAACAACTGTATATGGAAATCTACTGGCAAATTCTTTAGGTGTTATACCTAATTTATTTGCTTGTATAACAACAAAATCACGGAAAAATGTTGACGCAGCACTTACGTTATTAGGTGAATATAAACCAGTAGCTTTTAATTGATTAGCTAAATCTTTTTTTACTTGTGCTGCACTAGCTTCAAATTCTTTAGAAATTTTGTTTTGTTTTTCAAGAACTTCAACAGCTTCTTTTCTTAATGCATCTTGATTTTGTTTAAAATCTGTAGCTTCAGCACGGCTAAACCCATCTTGATCAACACGCAAATGATCTTGTAAAAAACCATCAAACTGTGTACCTGCTAATTTTGCTGCATATTCACTAGTGCTAACTACTACATCACCTTGCCCACCTGACTTATTAATTTCTATTAATTGTTTTGCAATGCTAGGTGATACTGCATCTATGTCTTCTAGTGTTATTCCATTGTCTATTATTGCCTGATTTAATATTTCTGCATCAATGTACAATTCTTTAACATCTTTATCTACAGCTAAATTTTCTACAAAATTTTGAAATTCATTTGGATTTCTTATTCTTGTTTTGTTATTAACAGATTTTTCTGATAAATTTTCTATAAATGCAGTATCTGTTTTTGCTTTGTTAGCTCTAGTAATATCTGAAATAAATGTTGGCCCACTTCCTACTAAACCTACAAGAGTCATCCCTTTCATAGTTTGTATAAAAGTTTGACCTAGCCTTTGGCCTATTTCTTGTAATCCTTCTGCATTAGTAAGTTTATAATTTAAATCTTCTTTATCACTAAATGCTACTGCTATATCACGACCTACGATATTAGACAATTCTTGTAAAACTTCCGTACCTGCTTCTGTTAAATTTCCACCTATATAATTTTTAGCAAAATTTGTTAATGCTTTACGTCCTGTTGGTTTTGCTAATTCTTTAACAATTTGTTTAGTAGCATATTTTCCTAATTGTTTTCTAATTGGTGCAGTAACAGCACTAGCACCAACCCATTCCAACAACATATTAGTAACACCAACACCAGTTGCTATGTGTTTTGCTGTTTGATCATCAACACTTTCAGTTAAATTTAATTCTTCTACAAGATCAAGATATGTAGAACCTGCTTCTATTTTGTAAGTTTCTAACCCTAATGTTCCTAAAAACCCTACAATAAATCCACCTTTAGCTGTAAATATAGAACCCGGCCCTAATACTGAACCTGCCACTCCACTAGCAGCACCTGTATATAAACCTGTTTCTAAAGCAGTTGGTAAAGTTTTAGAATATTGACCAAAAATAGCAAAACCTTCTTCTAATATTCCTGACCCATCACTATTTAATTCTTCTAACCTTTGATTAATTTCTGCTAATTCCGTATTTAATTCTTCATTACCTTTACCAGATTTTTTTAAATTACCAATTTTTCCTCTTCGTACATTTAATCTACCTTTTTCCCAGCCTTGCAATATGTTGTCTGGTGCTCTTTTTATAGCGTCAAATGCATATTCTAATCCTTCTAAATCGTCTATATTGTCATACGCTAAAGCTGCAAATGTTGGATCAGTAAGTTGACGCATTAATACTGGACTTTTTTCTGCATAAGCAAAACTAAGTATTCTTTCTTTTTTGTTTTTTTCAGCTAATAATCTAATTGCTTCTTCGCTATCTAATGCAAAATCTTTTGGTAAATTAAGTTCTTCTGCAAGTTTTAATCCTTCACCAACCATGTCAGGATCTTTTTCTAAAACAGAAGTTAATGTTCTTTTTAAATCTGCTTTAATTTGATTTTGTCTATCTTCTTCTCGTTTTTTTAAAGTTTCTAAAAATGGATTTTCTGTATTTAGTGTATTTAAATTTTCAGCATAATTTTGACTAGGTGCTAATTCTTGTCTTTTATTTAATGTATCTAAAAATGGATTGTCGCTCATAAATTATTTTCCTCTTTAAATTTAATTATTTCTTTTTTAGATTTTTTCTTTCCATGCAACACATATTCGTTTGCAATCATTTGTTCTGTATACGGTATACCTGCTGCCTCATAACCTGCTATAAAATATTCTCTAACATCTTTTGGTATGTTATATGTAAATACTTTTTCATTACCAACAAAAACAAACGCATCTTTAAATTGATCTGCTTCTAATGCAACCGAAGGAATAGTAATATCAGATTTTTTAAATAAACCCCATCTTTTAGTAATAACGCCATCTGCCAATATTTCATCTAATAATTCTTGTTTTCTAGTTCTAGTTAATTTTTTGCCTGTATCAGATTGTTCTTTATCTATTCTAGTTAGCCAAGCATCTTTAATTTGTTTATAATCAAATTTAAAATTATATTGATCTTTTGCTTTTGGATCATCTGTTATTTTACTAACTATATCTGTATAGCCATATCTAATTAAACTAGCGTCAAACATATCAGAATTACCAGTTGCTTCTATAATTTTTGCGTCACTTGCGTCACTATTTAAAGACTCGGCATATCTTTCAAATTCTAGATAATCAGATGGAGATAATTGATGGCTGTACGCTAATAAGTTATCTTTTATTTCTAATGGATTTCTTTCTAAATCAATAACAACATCTTTATTTGATTCTGTTGGTTGTCCTTTCTTTAATATTTCTTGATCTTCTTTGCTAAAATTTTCTATTTCTATATTATTAGCTGCAAGATTTTTCCATCCATTAGGCGTTGCAAATGCTATGCGTTTTGCATTGTTTAAATTTTGATTATAAATTTGTGTTTTTTGATTGTATATTTCTGTGTATTTAACTTCTAAATCTTTTAATGCGTGTTCTTGCGTATCCTTATCAGTAATAGTTTCTTTTATTTCTTCTTTAAGATTATTTAATGGACGCAATCCTGTTATAAAATTAACGTCTACGTCTTCGTTAGTATTTTTATAATTGTAATCAACACCTTTTTTTATAATTTCTAAATCATTAGCAATAGCTATTGCATAATCACTTTCACCAAATCTGCCGTATATTTTATTTGATTCTTCAATAATTAATTTATTGTAGTTATCTAAAATTTTTTTATTTATTCTATTTGCATAAACAGCATCTTCTTTGTATTTTGTTTTATCAATATCTATTTCTGATTTTGCTTTTGTATACAATAAATCAGCTTTTTTTACACCTAGTCTTTGTATGGCATACAAATGCGTTGTTTGATGTTCTTGAATAAGAGTACCTGTTTGTGCAGAATCTACTGAATAAAATTTAGATGTATCTCTTTCTTGTTGTAATGCTTCTATATTTTCTGTGTTTTTCTTTTCTGTTGTGTCAACTTGATCTGAATGAAATCCGTCAGTAACAACTGCACCTTTGCCATCTTCGTAAGCATGATTAGTTTTTAAACACATTAATTTATTTGTTTGTGTTAAAAAATCACCATTGTTTTGATTACCATTATTAGTTAATACTGCATTTACACAATTTTCTCCTTTAAAATTTTCATGTTTTTGTTCTATACCAATAGATACTTCGTTATAATTTTTTTCATTTGTAAAAGGCTTTAAACTTTGTATAAATTCTTTTACACCTACAGTATCTTTGTCTTCATTTAATTTTTTAATTACATCTTTTGCTATCTCTAAATCTAATTTACTTTTTTCGTTTAAATATTGTGCACTAATTCCAATCTTTTTTCCTTCAGAATTAACAGCGTTTGGGTCTAAATTCCAACCTTTTAATACTGCATATTTTTTTAATTCTTCATGTGCTGCATAACGATTTTTATTAAATTCACCTGTAGGATCTCTCCAATCTTTGTAATTATTCATAGCTTTGCTTTTAAAAATATCTATACTTTTATTCGTTTCATTTTCTAAATAATTACGTTGTTGTTTTAATGAGTGCGTAATCATTTTATTTTGTGCAGATTTTATAGACGTTGACATCATTTGTTCATACATATATTTAACAACGCCATTACTTGCTTTAGATGAACCTGAATCAAGAACTGCTTTTAATTTATTGTTGTTGTAATCATCTAATACAGTTATTTGTTCTTCTCCTTCTCCTTGTGTTTGTATTGTTCCTACTGCATTAACACCTTGCAATTGTGTGTATTCGTTTGCAACACGTTCTACTTCATAATGCGATTCGTTATATAACCGTTTAGCTTCAGCGTCATTTAATTCATCATCTAATTTTTGTATTGTTTGCCCTGCCTGTGTTAACGCACGGCCTTGTCGTTCTATATCATCAGTAACCACATCTTTCATTGGCTCTACAGCAGTAGCACCAAATTGCACCTCAGAACCTGCTGCTACTTCTTGATTTAAATTTTGCTGAAAAGGTACTCTTGCCATTACGATTTTCTTAACATACCGGGTGGAAGATTACTAATAAAGCTAGAACCACCTGTCAACAAACTACTAGTCATATTCATCCAAGGATTTATTTGCGATGCAGTAGCAAACATATTACTTGCACTAACTCCATATTGATTCGCTTGTATACCTACACCTACAGCTTCTAATCGTTTGTTTTCTCTTGCTCTTACTTTATTTGAATTCATAGTCATTTTATCTATCTCTGCCAATATTTCAGAACTAACCATTGCATTTAAATTACTACCTACACCTCTTACACCACCTCTGGATGCTATTGATACTACACCTTTAGATTTTTGTGCTCCTTGTTTTAAGGTCATTATTTGATATCGCTTATTAAATACTCTATTTATATGCTGTGCCTGACTTTCTTTCATCTTTTGATTAAACAAAGCCATATCTTTTTTATGTTCTAAACTTAATGCTAAACTTTTTATTTTATATTTTTCTGCACTAGCTGCACTACCGGCAGCAATAAGACCACTTACTGCACCAAATCCTTGTGATATTACACCAAACTGACCTAACGGACTTAAAGAACTCCAACCAGTTGCCATAACTTCAACACTACTTTATTTTTAGTATAACTACATGATATCTGCTTACGGTCACACTATCCACCCATAGCTACTTCTAATGTTAAGCCTACAATTGTTAGTGGTAATGGGTCTGTTTGTCGTACAAATAACTGTCCATTATCTTGCCATTGTGGTGTAAGCATTATTTTTATATCTTGTGTCTTTAAATCTGGTGGCGATCCATACGGTTCAGTTGTACGTTGTTTTGCTTCTACTAATTTATCTGCACTAGGACCAGCAAATATACCAGAAGATTCCAATACACGCAGCCATACATGATTTAAATTTTTTACTCTACCCTGACCAAGAGCTTCTACTTGCATTGCCATTGGTAAAGTTTCTAAATCAGCTTCTATAGGCAATCCAAGATGAACTACACTAGCTGCACGATCTAACGTAATAGATCCGCTAGATACAACTTTTTGTGGATGTACAGCACCATCTGCCAAAATGTTTACCGTTTCACCTTCTAGCCAACTAATACCTGATATAATATTTCTTGCAATTTCATAAGTTGTTATAGCTGCATTACGCAAATGCGATGGTAAATCTTGATCTAATTTTACTGTAGCTTGTGTTTGACTTGTAGTAGATATAATATCACAACGGAAATGAATATTATTATTATCATCAACTAAAATAATTGCGTCACCAACATCATCAAGACTAGGAGGTGCATTAAATAAATTATAGTTAGCAGTAATTGTTACGCTTTCGCCTTTTGTGTAATTTGTACCACCAGATATAGTTACATTTTGACCTGTGTTTGTATTAGTGCCATCGTAAGTTGCACCTGCATCTACAAAAAAATTATCACGTTGAGTTGCAAATATCCTTGTACCCATGCGTTCTACATAGCGTTTGCTTGCACCATTTATTTCTCTTTTTACAATGCAATATGTAACGTCATCATTTCCTTCAGATACGCAAGCTACGCTTTCAAACAAACCATCTGTATCATGACGATGCCATGCTCCTATTTGTTGTTCTGGGACATATGTAAGACCTAATAATAAGCCACTACTACTTACTTGCCAAACAATAGGTATTGGTGATTTTGATAGAGCCATATCTATAATCGTATAAGTATCAAACAAATGTGCAGCACGAATTGATAAATCACCTGTAATAAAACCATTAGCTTGCCAGTTATAACCAAGTTCTCTTACATGACCGCCACGAGCAGCAGCATACACCAGACTATTATTAACAATTACTGGTTGTGCATTGTTAGATCCCACATAAGACTGCGGTTTTACTGATATAGATGTAGGTGTTATTGCATCACTATTAACAGAAGTTACTCGCCATTCTGCTGATCCAGTAAGCATAAGTAAATTAGTTAATGGAACTATATGTCTAATAGTATTTGCTTCACGAGCAGCAACTCTAAACTCAATACGGTCATCATCTCGTATAGGTAGCCCAAAAGACATATTACTTTCAGTACCTGATTTAGTCATCCATATATTTTGTGGTGCATTATTTGTACCTGCAAACACTCTGCGTTGTTCAAAATAAGATACAGCACCGGGATAATTACCAGTACCTACAAAATCATTTTCATGTATTGGTGGTGTTCTTGAAAAATCTGGTGAAATATTATCGTCTACAAGTGTCGTAGTAGTAGTTTCACCAAGAAATCCATATATACCACCTTGTTGTTTATAAACTCTATATCGACTAGCACCAGTAACTGCGTTCCATGTAATCGTATTTTTTGCTCCAGTAACAAATATATTGTTATTTACACTATCAGCCGTTGATTGATTACTTTCATCTACTAAATTAGATTTAACAGCCGTTACAACATATGTGTGTGCAACATAAGTATCGGTACTTGTTGAACTAGACGCAGGTATGTACATAACAGCGTTGACACCAGTAGGTGCTGGTAATGGGCTACCAAAATCAATAACACGCAATTCCCATTGCGTAGCACCAAGTCTTCTAAGTTCTCTAGGTGCGTGGTTAGGATGCACTATTGTTATAACGTCAGCAGATTGCACATAATTAACATCAAACAATTCTGCTTCTAAATATGGATGTGGTATTTCATATACGTTAGGACTTGTTGGCATCGCATACCAATTAGTTGCGTTTGGTGGTTGACTATTAGAATGTGCAGTTTTTGAATAATAATTTACACCGCCTTGTTTAGCTATCGAGCCAACTACATAGTTAGTACCACCGTTCCATGCTGCACCATCGTTATAAAATAAAGTTTGGCCTTGCGTATGAAACCTAAAATATTGATCACCAAACTCAAGCACCATAGTTTGAGTTGTATTAAATGTAAAAGATAATAGCCTTGTGGATTTTGTACTATCTTTAACTTCTCTTACAAATGCAAATCCCGGTCTATTTTGTGCAGGTCCTTGTGGTTTAGCAATGAAATTACGCATTGTTGCTGCACCTTGTTGAAATTTATTATCAGCAATACGTCCGAGCATTTCTGCTGATATTTCTCCTCCAGAAAATGATTGTTTAAAGGTGCGTGTTGTTGGCATTAGTTACCTCCCAGATGTCCAAGGGACTATATGCTCAACTGTAATATCTCTATGTAAATTATCTGATTGCTTTGCACTATTTAAATAATTAACCATCATTTGTGAACTACGTTTTGCTTCTGCTGCTCCTTGATCTCCTTTAATTACAGGACCTGCAAGCATTGATGCCAGATGCCATGACAAAGTAATTACAAATAAGGGTGAAAACAATGATGGATCAGTTATAAATGCTTGATATCGCAACATTGCATTTTCTTGGTTCGTATAAATTAAATCGCCTTCCAATGAAAATTGTTGTGGTGTATATTGCCCTGCCACAATAGTAGGTGCATAGTTACTTGTTATTCCTCCGGGAGTGTCACCGGCAGACATTCTTGTAGCGTAATCGTTTTGGGCTGTGGGAGATATTATTGCGACAGGTGACATCATGTCCGCAGGGGCTACATATGCATAATCCCATTGGTCAAGGGTATTAGTTGTTAATGCTAGGTTTCCACGCTTTGATGCAAAGTTCCATGTATGCATTTCTAGCAAAGTATTCCTTGCTATTGGATAAAAACGTGCAGCTTTCTCTGCTTGAGCCGATCCCTCTGGTGGGGATAACGAAGCTATTGTTGCATCATCACCCAAATGAGCTAGGGCAAGGTTGCAAATATCTACTTCAGTTGCCATGACATCTCCTAAAAAAGAGGAGGTTAGCAGTATTACTACTAGCCCCCAATAACAAAAATAAGAAAATAATGCCTACTTATTTGCTGCTTCAAGTTGACTAATAAGAGTTTCTTTAGTTTGCCTTCTATCAAGCTCAACACCAATAGAACGACCATACACTTCAAGTTCTGCTTTAGTCATTGATACATAATCAATGGATTGAGTAGTTGGCTGAACATCTTCTGACAGTACGGTTGTGTTTGACGCCACAGGTAGGTCAGGTTCAATTCCACCAACTAATTCAATATTACTATTAAACTCTCCGTTATATTCAAACTCTTCATCAGCTTCTCGCATGGATTGACCAACGAAACACTTGACTTTAGCTCTGTAAATAGGCATAGATTCTCCTTATTAAGCTACGGTAAAGCCAGAAGCATAGTACTTTTGACCATCACCGATTGTTTCTACTACGTCAGCAGTAACTTTACCTGCGTTCATAGTACCAGTAACAACGTATCTTGCACCTAAGTACCTTTTACCTTTACCTGCAATATCAGGATTAATGCGTACAACAATGTTCTTACCTAATGTAAGTGCTGCTGTAGCAATAGTTGTACTACTACCGACAACATCGTGACTAGACAAGTTAGCGTTAGCACTAGTAACTACTTCAAAAGTAATGTTTGTACCGTTAGCAAATGCTTCTGTTAAAGCAAAATTCATGTACAAAGCTGTACCTTCACCGACATCTCTAGCAACACTTAAATCAATAGTGTTAGTTGAATATGCTGTTGAAGTAACTGCTTGATCTTCGCTCACTCGGAGCAGTTTGTCTGTAATCATTTTAAGAAATTCTCCAAAAAAATAGAAATAAATATCTTGTAACTATTAAGTTACACGAGCTTCGCTGTTAATCAACGCATCTACTCTTCTTAGAGGTACTCCAAGGAATGATAAGTAGTTTTGTGCTGATCCAAACTGTGATAAACCTTCCTGTATGTTTAATACGTTTTGTGATTTATCAAGTGCTGCAATAGCCATGCCTGAGTGAACTGTTCTATTCATATAGAAAGCTGCTCTTCCCATTGCCATGTTTGGTATTCTGTACAACGCTCTTGCCATCAATTTAACTAAGTTAGTTGATGCTGCTGCTGTTTGTGTGTTAGCACTACCAAGAAGGTCAGAAATGTCAACGTTGCAAATACGAACAACATATCTCCAATCTTTAACAACCAAACCATTTTTCCATTGGTAACGTGTAGCAAAAGCTTGTAGTCTTGTGCCGTCACTATTGTAAACAGTTTGCTCACCAAGATCTTCGTGAGTTAAACCTGCTTTAGATCCTTTAGGGAAAGGACAATAAACAGTATTATCACCCCAAACAACTAAATATACAGAAGCGTTATCAGAACCTGATCCACCTGCATCAAGAATGTTTACAGCGTTGTCAGCAGATAAGTCACCATATCTTGGTGCTAATCCTAAAAACTTCTTAGGATCTGTTCCGGGGTTGCCGTAGAACATTGTTTCTGCTTGTGTCTGGTTCATTGCTTCTAAGAACGCAGTATCTTCAGATAGACGGAACTGAGCAGTGTTACCATTTAACATTGCTAAGTCTTTGTCTACTTCAGAACGAGCTTCTAGAATTCCGCAAGCTTCGTCAATCTGTGCTGTTGTTGACTTAGTTGATGGAATACCTTGGTTAAGTGCTCTCCAGTAAACACCGGGTAAGCCTGTCCTAATAACTACACGCTCTCCAGTAGGTAAATTACCTTCCTTAAACACGCAATCATCTAGTATTTCGTTGCTCTGTGATAGTAATTCTGCAACGATTGGAACTCTACCGTCTGGGTCAGTTCTTTTTGCCCAATCCGCTAGTGTTAAATTTGAGGTTGAAAGTGTAGCCATTTAATAACTCCTTACTTGTTTTGCTGATTTGAATATAGTGCGTTAGCTATGCCGTTAAAATCTTTAGGAACTTTACTGCCTTGGGCATTTGCTCCTTGTGAATTACCAACATAACTATCTTCACCAATTGCCTTACCTGCTCGGTACATAAACCGAATTACTTCGGGGTGATTTCCCAAGCCTGATTCTGACAGCAACTGTTTAAAAGGATCAGTACCAAAAGCATTAAGGGCTGTTTTTGCAACTTCGAGATTAGTTTCAAAAGTTTCGCCACCAAATTCATCATCTGATTTTGATTCTTCTGCCCACTCTACTCTTGCTTTTTCTACCTGTTCTGCTTGTCTTGCCTGTATTACAGGTGCGACTTTGTCTAATACCTTTTGTGCAGCGTCTTGTGGCAGGTCAAGTTCTTTAGCGACTTCACCGAATGCAGTTAAGACTTCGGGGTCGAGTACTTCTGGTGCGTCAGCCACCTTATCGTTAAACTCGTATTTGTCAGGAGCACCTTCTTTACTGGTTTCCTGTTCGCTAGTTTCACTTTCAGTAGAGGATTCATCCGAATCTTGCTGATCTGCTACATTTTCAGCTTGTTGCTGTGTTTCTTCAGTATTAGTTGCTTTAGCCGATTGCTCGGTTTGTGCTTCTCCTACTGATTGCTGTGTGCTGCCTTCATTGGTTTGGTCGGCTTCCGTCATCAGCGTTTCTGACATTTTTTTGCTCCTTAATCATTGTCGGGTATAACTCTGGGCAGAGAGTGTGAATCAAGTTTAGTATTTGCAAACCATAGTTTCTGTTACCTTCGCTAA